CCCTTGAGCTGTCACAATGGATTTCACATAATTGGTCTGGCGCAAGGCTTCCATTCGCATATCATCATCCACGCATAGGAGGATATCTTTAAAAACATCTGCATCTTCATCGCTGAACGGATTCACATAATCAAAGTTGTTCATAGCTACATATCTTTGTGACTGCACGCTCAAGCTGATGTGACGATGCCGACTTAATTGGGCCAGAAGCGCACGGCTCACACCGGTTACACAGAACGTAAACGAGATGTGTTCAAGCACAGAAACGTGATTTGTTGCCTTGCAACCTTTGGCGATTCGATAATTTTCAGTCGGTTCCGAATCATAACAAACACTCGCGGCCAATTCTGCGATAGACAAAGGATTTTTATCTCCATCCTTTTTTACCGGCTGTGAATATTTTTGTATGCCTTAGACATCATCTCGTTTGAAACAATGGCGACATTTATACCTTTATCAGCAAACGGAATCACCATCATTTCAAAAATGAAACTGCTCTTACCAGCGCCGCTGTGGCCGGCAAGCATATACATATCACCAATTGGAGCACCAAGCGTCAGATAATTCAAAAGAGGAGCGCCCGACGCATAACTGATTCCTTGATCTTGACCTTCGTTACATTGTTGAAGATAATTTTCATCAACGACAAGCGATTCAATTTTTGCTTCTTGGCCGGTCGTTAAAGAAACATTGTTGTTCAATAACTCAAAAGCTTCATAAACCTCTTCGTTGGTTGAATTATCAAACCGTTCCGGATGACTCAACATGTCTTCATAGCGAATGGCTAGAATTTTTAATGAGTTCATCTTTGCGATTCGATCGAAATATCCATCAGTGTTATCTACATCAAGCAAATCCATCATTCGTTTACAGGCTTCCCAGCCGTTCAACTCTTGATAATGCTTTCGTAATGTAGGTTTATCTGCCAGATATGTATCAACTGTGATATTATCAATATTCTGAAACCCCTGTTGACGGATACCGCGGCCTACCAAGAAATAAAAAACCGGCTCTTCACACGAAAGGGTTTTATCGGTTCCGACGTTTACATTCTTGTAATCATCATATCGCTGCGGATCTTTCCAGAGACAAAAAACAAAGCTCGCTTCAGTTTGCTCACGATTTGCTTCGATTTTTTCAATCGTCTTGTTTAGATCCACAAATCGTCACCTCCAAGTAAGCTGCTCACATCGTTTCCTTTATGCACTGTGCCAACGTCTGATAAATCAACCATCGTATCCAGATCAGGACGAGACTCTTCCTTAACTGTTTTTTCAGTCTTATCTTTCTCGCGGCGGTACACGGCAGCGATGTTATTTCGAACAATGGCCATCAAATAATTGGCTTTCGCTGTATCATCAGAAAAATTCTTGTTCGTGATTGCCCATTGAATTGCAGTACGTTTCTCGTCCAAAGTCATCTGAATGATTTCATCGGAATAGAACTCCAATTCCTTTAGCCGGCGGAACACTACTGTTGGCATCGGTTGTCCTCCATTAAGATCATAACCAATCAAGCCAGCAATCGTGTCGCACAATTTTTTATAAGACTCCGCAGTCCGCCCGGGCTTCTTTTGAGGCTTGGGTTTCTCCTTACGAGCTTTTTCCTTCCGACGACCTTCAAGCCACGCCTGATAAACGGCTTCAGACTGAAAATATCTATTGTTGGGAGCCTTGTAGATTTAGGTATCCGGCGCATTCACTGCCGGCAGCGAGATCGCAACTACGGGCGAATACAATAACTTTTCTGATGTATATAAGTTCAGTCTGGATGCGTCCAAGTCTAATGCCATCTACGGCCGCAGCGCCACCGTGCAGCCTGCCGCCTACTATGTGCACATCTGGCGGCGCGTGGCCTGAGAAAGGAGGTTTTGAGCGATGATCCCTGTGACATTTGACACTGTGGCAACATTGCAGTTTGGCAGTGAGGGTCACCCGACCAGTCTGCACTTTGCCATCCCGGAAGAGTGGAAAACCTGCAAAATCAGACTCCACCTGCGGCGCAGCGACGGTAGCTTTGTGCCCCCGATGCAGCTGGACGAAAATGGATGCGTAAAAGTAAACCGCAGTGACTCCGGCATGACCGGCGGACAGTGGATGCTGTCGGCTGAAAGTCCTGACGGAAAAGTATCTTACTCGCGAATCGGCAAATATGTGACCCCCATGGAGGTGACACAATGAAGATCCTTGACGAGACCGGCGCGGTCGTGGAAAACCCGGACCTGACGCTTGGGTATCTGACCACCAGCACTGAAGAGATCACCCACCCTGCCGTAGAGGGCGTGGAGGAGCAGTGGCACTGGGAGACCGTGACCGAGTATCCGAACGGCGGCATGGACGTGCAGCGGGTGGTGGATGTGCTCGGCGTACAGGCGCAGGAGGAATGGGTGGAAAAGGTACCCATCCAGAGATACATCCGCTACACCGCCGAAGAGCTGGCCGCGCAGGAAGAAGAACGCAAAAAGCAGGAAGCAAAGGACAAGCTGCCGGAGACGGTGGCGGCACTGCAGGCTGCTCTGGCCGACGCAGACGCTTTGAACCTTGACCAGGACTACCGCCTAACTCTTTTGGAGCTGGGCGTGACCGATGATGAAACCACCGCATAAACAGAAAGGAATGACTACTATGGCACTTTACAACACCTGCAAGCGCATGATCGAGCGCGGCCAGACCGCCGGTATGGAGAAGAAGCTGGATATCTTCTACGCCGCCGCCAAGCTGACCGATGAACAGTACGCAGAGCTGACCGAGATGCTGAACGAAAAGACCCGCGCCTGACCGGGCCGTGAAAGGACGTGATCCATATGGCGATCAAGCAGTACAGCCTGAAAACGGACGGTGCAAAGCAGCTCTCCCCCGCATTCCGTGTGCGGGAGTTCCGCTGCCGCGACGGCACCGACACCATCCTCATTGACGAGGGCCTTGTGGTGCTGCTGCAGTGCCTCCGGGAGCACTTCGGCAAGCCCGTGACCATCACCAGCGGCTACCGCACCGCCAGCCACAACACGAGGGTGGGCGGCTCTAAATCCAGCCAGCACCTGCTGGGCCGCGCCGCAGACATTCAGGTGCAGGATACCGACCCGCTGGCTGTGGCTGCCTACGCCGAAAGCCTGATGCCCGGCTGGGGCGGCGTGGGCCGCTACCCGGTCAAGGCAGGCCGAGCCAAGGGCTGGGTGCACGTAGACACCCGCCCGAACAAGAGCCGGTGGACGCTGTGAGGGGGTGAGACCAGTGGAAAGCATCATCTCAGCCATCCTTGCCGGTGCGGTGACCCTGATCGGCGTGCTGATCGCCAACAGCCGCAGTCAGGCCGTGACCGACACCAAGCTGGAAGAGCTGACCCGCGAGGTGCGGGAGCACAACAATTTTGCCCGCCGCGTCCCCATTTTGGAAGAGCAGATGAAGGTGGCCAACCACCGCATCGCTGATTTAGAAGCAGACGAACACGAAAGAGAAAGGAACTGACTATGAACGCACACACCTACAACGCACCCACCATCTCCGCAGGCACCATTGCCCGCACCGCCTGCCTGCTGCTGGCCCTGACCAATCAGGTGCTGTCTGCACTGGGCAAGCCCGTCCTGCCCATCGAGAGCCAGACCGTGGAGCAGCTGGTCACCGCCGGTATCACCACCGTGGCCGCGCTGGTCGCGTGGTGGAAGAACAACAGCTTCACCCCCGCAGCCCTTCAGGCAGACCAGACCTACGACAAGCTGAAGGCACAGGGAAAGTAA